AGTCGAGTGGGATAATCCTACCTTTTGCAAGTACGCTCTGTAAGCCGCTCTCTGCTCCGTAGTTAGCTGGAACGGTTGGATGTCGATTGTACTCAGTCCAGCCTCTAATACGAGCCGTGCGCCCTCGTCACGCTGCCTTAAGCCCTCTATCACTACTAAAGGTAAGAGTACAGCAGCCATCGCTAGTATAAATTCATTCAGTTCTTCATCATCTACGTCACCTATAGCTTTAGACTTACTGTCAATTTCAGCTATAGCACGGTTTATTTGTTTAGTGTCTTGTCTGCGGATTACTTCGGCTAATTGAGTTTCGTATTCTCGCCTAACTTGGGGGTTCATTTGTTTCTTTTTAACCAGCTTGGGCTTTTCGAGCTTACTTAGCCGTTCGGATAGCATATCTAAAGTCTTAGAAAACGCATCTATCGGCTGATCTGGGGCATCATTTACCTCTGAGCTGTCGGTTACTTCGGGTTTGTCTATCTTAGGCGGTGGAACGAGTTTAAGATTACTAATCTCGCCTGTTTCAACGTATTCTATAGCACTTTCAACTGTATAACCTTGTACTGTAAGGGTTGAAACAGTATTGGCATCAAGCATCTTAGCCTCTGCCTTGACCTTTTCCTCGTCTGCAATCTGCGGAACATCGAGATCATAAGTAATTGCTAACCCTATACCGCCTGTAATTCTGTTTAATTCATGAGTGAACTTGCTCCATATCTTCAGAGCCAGAGGATTGAGGGCGTACTTAACGAATATAACCTCGTCTACTCGGACACTTGCGTAGGTATTGCTGTCATTCACTCCACGTATTGAAGCCGGAACTCCGTAAGCTGAGTCGATCTTCTGATTAACTTGCTCAAACAATTCTTTAAGACTCATGTTCTTATTCTCAGAGCTGAAAGGCACCCATTCTATCTGTGAGTTCATAGGTGCGCCGTTCTGGTCTGTCGGGCGGTGGGTATAGGTTACGTTGTTGTTCTTGCCAGCGCCTTTATGCCTACGTTGCAGCATGTCCACTATATCGTTGTACTCTGTAGCGGTTCGGGCTGTGATAATCAACTGGCCTTGTGGTATTGCACCGTTCTCAAAGAAACCCCGTTGGTAATCTGCTATGTAGTCATCAAGCTGTGTCCACCTTCTAGCGGCCTGTGAGGGGCTGAAGCCGTTAGTAATGCTGTGCGGGTTAACACTCTTTAAAGTGATCACTTCAGCATCAGTTAAGTTATCTCCATTAGACATGCGATACTGACGCTTACCATCTACGATATTCTCGGAGTAGTCCTCCATAAAAGTAAAGCCTGTAATCGTGTCGGCTGTTATGTTTGCATTTTGACCGTGATGAACTCGAAGTCTTACCTTGTCGTGTACGCAGGTCATCACCATCAAGGCTTCCCTGAAGTCATAGGCACTCATGTCAGTGTTGGCGGTGTAGATTCTATCTAAGATGTTAGAGGGTACGGCCTTACCGGACTTATCCATAGTGTAGGGTTCGATACTAGCGAAACCGTTGCCTAGCTTAGATATGCTTGAGTAGCCGTTCTCATACTGGTTGTCTTTATAGAAACCATAAGCAGATGACCCGCCTAAAGTTTTCCAGCCTATGAGGTCTTGAGTGTCTACAACACCATTCAGGTCAAGAACCTTCGTTCGTATAAACTTACTAATACTAGTTTTGAGGCTCATTAAATCTGTTTTTCCTTATAAAGATGTTCTATTCTACATTATAGCGGTTATGGCGATGGTCTAGCGAATTTCAGCGAGGAGTTCCCCACTGCACGATATGACGAGCGTAAAACTTAGTCACAAAGTAACGTAGGCTGTCAACCCCGTCGTCTGTTTCTTTTATTGGTTCGTCAGTCTGTTCGCCCGCTTTATCCAACTTCCACGAATAAGCCTCAAGTTCATCAGCCAGGTTAACACACACATCATTTACCGTAAGGTCACCTTTATGGAAGCGTGACTTAACTTCTGTTATACCACTAAACACAGAGCCTTTGCCTTTAACTGCTGGCTCTATTATAAATGGCAGGTGTTTGTTAAGCGAGACGATAGCTAACGGGTCTTCTGAGTCTCCAACTGCTTCGGTAATATCGAATCCTTCGGTTAGTCCTTTTATCTTTTGGAGTCGTTGCTCGTCATCAAGTCCCCGTTCGTAAAGCTCTCGATAGACGTGTACCTGATCATCAGGCCCTATAGCATACACGTAAGCCGCCAGTGGGTGGTTATAGCCGAAGTCTACTGAAAAACCCCACCTAATAGGTCCAAAAGGTATATCTTTAAGTGTCTGGTCACGGTTGAACTCTGTATATATCCTGCCTTCTAAGTCAGTAAACTCTGCTAGGTATTGTTGAGCAAAGACTGAAGGTGATATATCTTTTCTCTTTTGATCTAATTCTCTTTTAACGCCAGGGATTGACTCGTTTTCATAAGAGGTGAAGTGAAAGTCCTCCCAGTCATTCTTTGGCTTGGAATCATCTATCAGCTTTTTAAACTGTCCCTTCCCACGAGGCATTGAAGTAAACCAAGCTTCGCCGTGGTAATCAAGCAGGGTCGGTTCTATAACGTCGTCCCAAGCCTTTTTAAAGTTCTTAGGGACTGCTACTTCATCACAATATACTTTATGATATTTTTTACCTAGCATGTTATCTATCGAATCCCACGAATATAATTTAATCCTTGTACCATTAGCTAGGCGAATTAAAAGCTCCTGACTATTCTTATAGACTATCAGTGGGCCAAGCACTTTAAGATAGTCTTCCCAAACAACGTCCTTAGCGTGGCCATAGGTTAAGCCGATATAAGCTAAAGATAAATTAGGGTGCTTTAAACCTAAAGAGCAACTGTCAATTATTATACCGAACGTCTTGCCTGACCTGCGGCCAGTCCGTATTATCTTAAATCTAGCTGGACTCTGAACTACCGTCCGCTGCCACGTCATCAGCTTCGGTATTCTGATTGTCGGGGCGGAAGTTTGAACTGTTTGCATAAACCCCCTCTATTATTACGGTTGGTGTCATTGAGCCGTCTGAGCTTGTAAGGTCTATCGCTTGTGGACTCTTTCCTTCTGTTCGGTCTGTAATCTCCTTAGTATCTCCCAGCCCTAGCCTCGAATCTCTTGCAGCCCTTACTCTTGCGAAAGCTATATCCTGAGCTACTGTCTTAGGCTTAAAGTTCCATATCTGATCTAGGGGTAAGCGCATAAGGAAGTTGTATTGGTAGCTGATGGAGTCTTCTTTTCTCCACCTTCCGTCTACCCTGTCTTCAGGACGTTCTTGGAAACCCCCTTTACCAGTCGGGTTACCTACCTGCCCCTTTTTAAACCTTGTATCCTTTTTCCCATCTAAGTTTGTAGTTGACATAAGCTTATTATACACCAATCAAAAAAGCTCCTCTTTAGAACAGGGCTGAAGCCGTAATTGCTGCAGGTTCTAAATTTGTGGAGCTTTCGTGATTCCGTGACTGCACAACTATTCATTGTCTGTTTAATTATAACAGGTGGCGACAAATTGTCCTGACCTCACTCCTTATCCTCAAACTCCGCTGCCTCACCTAAATCAAACTCCAACTGTCCGGGCAGAGCTAACCGTCCTAGCACTCTGGTGCTGAGTTCTAAGGCTGTCTTGTTATCTTCGTGGACGGAGTGCCAGTATTCAAAGAGTTGGGAGTTTTCACGATTACATTCCATGGGTATTCTACCCTTAGAGTAAGGCGTGAGTGGCATATAACAATTATAGCATTCCGCACTTGACAATGCTTACATACTCCTATATTATTCCTAGTGTTAAATTAAAGGAGTCTAAAATGAAAAAAGTAAAAGCTAACGAGCACGATAGTTATGGTACGTTCACCATACTTGCGCTTCTGTTCCCTATAGTGGGTCTTATAATCGGTATAGTATTCTTAACTAAGGATAGCCAGTTAGACCGTAAAGTAGGTGAACATACTATTGTTATGAGTATTATAGGATTTGTAGTAGGCTGGATTCTATTGTCGCTATTATTTATGCCGGCAGCCTTTTATCCTGCTGGTTATTAAATATCTCAGCTCGTCTGCATACCCATTCACCATTAGTTTTTATAAAGATTAGTTCTTCGGGTTTTGTATTCCCTAGATTAACTGAGCCATATTCGCCTATGTGATCTGTCTGTAAGTCCCAATCTATCAAACACTTGTAGCCTTGCTGCCTTAAGTATAGCCCGAAGTTCACATCACAACTTAAACCGTTCCAGCCCTGCTTATCTAATGGCTCGAATGTGTGCATCTTATATAAGTCAGCGTCTATAAGAGCACAGTAAAGCCCGCCAGCGTCAATTTCTTGTAAACCTTGAGAGGGCATTAAAGATTTAATCTTTGTAGGG